CGGCAGGTCGAGAAGAGGAAGAAGGCAAGTGAACAGAAGTCAGATTCTGGAGTCAGCGAGAAAGATCGTCGTGGAACGGGAATGCACGTACGGCGGAGCGCCGAAGACACTCGCGGCAATGGCCGAGATGTTCTCCCTGTATTTGGATCACCCTGTTGAACCGCACGACGTGGCACTCATCGAGATTCTTCAGAAGGTCGTCAGACTGAAGCAGACCCGTGGGCTACATATGGATAGCTGGATCGACATAGCGGGCTATGCAGCCATCGGAGCGGAGACAGCCAGTGAATCACACGAAGTCAGACAAAGCCTCGAGCTCGTCAAGGAACGTGTATGCGCGGAGCTTGGAGTCGAACCTCTACCGGAAGCGCGTGGTGCCAAACAAAAAGCGGGCTGAGAAGAACAAGCCGCCAAAGGAGGAGAAGCAATGAGCGGTCGTTGCGACGAACAGGACGATCTTACGCTCGTCTATTTGTGGGCACGGAAAGAAGTAGCAGACGAAATCGAACGGCTGCGCGAGGCGCTGCATGAAATCATGGCCGTGCCGAACAGCGAAGCCGCGCCGGGGATCATGAGGGTGATCGCCAAGCACGCACTCGGGGAGGATAAGTGATGTCGCTTGGTGAACTCGCCTACCTGACCTTCGTCGTCCCGGTGTTCATGCCTCTCCTGATGGCGGGTCTGATGCTCTGCTTCATCGCGGCTTCGATCTTGTCGGGAGGGAAGCTGTGACAGACATCGTTGAACGGCTGCGCGATAGGAATGTCTGTTCGCACGCGCACAACTCTTGCCGGAACGATTGGCGAATGGAAGTAGCCGCTACCGAAATCGAACGGCTGCGCGAGGCGCTGCGCTATTACGCTAAGAACCACTATCCGAATGTTGACGATGGACCGTGGGGTCCGAACAGCAACGACTTCGGTGATGTTGCCCGCGCTGCACTCGGGGAGGACGAATGATGGATAATCTTGTGGAACGTGTCCGCGCTTTGCTCGGCGATACCAATGAAGAGCAAGACACAATCAACGAAGCCGCACGAGAAATCGAGCGACTGCGTCGGATCATCTACAACCTGCTCGACGATGGAGACGAGGCGGATCGCGCTGAAGCCCGCGCCGCACTCGGGGAGGACAAGTGATGACTGACATTGTGGAACGGCTGCGTTTGGATGCGGAGCCCACTGAAGGCGACATGGAAGAAGCCGCCACCGAAATCGAGCGGCTGCGCGAGGCGCTGAAGTTCATCGTGGCATATTCCGATTGCCACCAGTCTGCTCGCGACGCGGCGCGTCGAGCACTCGCGAAGATGAAACCTTTTGAAGATCGGTGGGATAACGAGTGATGGACTGGATTACCTACTACATGGGCTTTGCCGAACACGCGGCGAAGAAGTCCAAGGATAGTACCAAAGTTGGTGCAGTGCTGGTCGGACCGGATGGCGAAGTCAGGCTGACCGCCTACAACGGACCGCCGCGTGGCGTCGATGATCTGCCGGAACGCTTTGAGCGCCCGCAGAAGTATCTGTTTGCCAGCCATGCCGAAGCGAACTTGATCGCCTTCGCTGCACGATCCGGCATCCAGACGGACGGCTGTTCGGTGTACGTGACTCACGCACCCTGTGCTGCCTGTGCCCGCACGCTGATCCAAGCCGGGATCGGACACATCGTCCATGGCGATGGGACTACGTCAATGGCGCAGGAAGAGTTCACGGCAGCAGAGACGATGCTGGACGAGGCTGGCGTCTGGGTGAGCAAGGCACATGACCCATCCTGAAGACAGGCTGACCATCCTGCTGCTGTCATTGCTGTATATGGCAGCCTTCGGTGCCTTGCTCTACGTCCTTTAGTAGACGGGCTTGCCACGAAAGACGGGGCGACCGCGCACCATCTCGCAGAACTCGGGCGGCATCAGCTTGCCGTCCTCATCAAAAGTAAGCACAACAAAACCTTCGTGTGCGCGCGATGGTGCCCCTTCGTGATACTCGAATGCCCGCGAGCGAGGGTCGCCAAGCATTCCTGCCTCCACCCCCCAGTGAGATCCATTCCGATTGCGGACAGCGGTGATCTGAAGCTGGTGGGTGTGCCCTGTGATGACGGATATGCCGGCATGCAAGGCGTTGTTCCAGCCAGCGTGAATGCCACCCCTAAAGCGATGACGGACTTCCACGTCGCAGAGGGTCGCGCCATAGCAGAACTCCCATTGCGGGAAGCGGTCCTCAAGCCTGCCGACATACACGTCCAACTCCGACGCCGCGTTCGCCAGATAGGAATTGACCCGCTGGTCATGGTTGCCGACAGGCCACAGTTGAAGCTCTGCGTGCGGCAGCATCCGCAGGGCATCGTGCAGAGCATCAATCTCTTCATCGATCTTGGGCGCATGAGACCCGAGCAGCGCACCGTGGCGGCTGACACGCGCGCCGTCCAGCATGTCCCCGTTCAGCACGATGGCTGACGGTCGAAGCTGGTGGGCTACCGAGCAGAAGGCTTTCCACATCAGCGGCACTTCGCCCGGCCAGATGTGCAGATCGCCACCGACCAGAACGCAGCAGTCGGCAATCTCGTGAGAGACCATCTGCGGGATCGTCCAGCCGACCGGAGCCTTCTGAACGTGGTGGATGTTGGTGTCGAACAGTTCGGGGAATTTCCGGCGAGCCGTCGCCATCTGATCCTTGACGGTCGATACGCTCAAGCCAAGAGATCGGGCCAGCGCCGCAGCGTTGCTCCCCATCTGATTGTATTGGCGAATACGCTCGCGCAGCATCTCGTCAGACAGAGGAGGAAGAGGCATCGTTACAGCCCTATCATCGCCTTCGCGGCATCCTCGACATTATTCACACGTCGAGTCCATCCACGCCCGAAGGCATCCCAGTGAGGCAGACCCTTCAGGAATGCCATACGAGCATTGCACAGGTCTTCAATCAGATCAGCCGCGTCGGCAGCCTTAACTGCGCCTATGGTAAACGGACCGATGGCACCATCGTCGTGCACACCCACGACCTGTTGCAGCGTGCGAGCGGCACGACGCACACCGCTGTTCACGGCGAAGTCGAACACGGCATAGTCCACACCACGCGGCAGATCGTCAGCGCGGACCTTGTCCCAGTAGTAGGCTTTGTAGAGCGGGCGAACCTGATCGACCGTCAGCGCCCGCATCTCAGGCTCATCGACCATGCGCCCGACCCACTGCTCGTAGGTCGCTTGGGTCACGCCAAGATTGGTACGCCCACCGGGATCACGCCCGTGATGCACATACCCGCCCTCGTGCTTCAGAAGCAGCGCCAGAGACTGATCGAAGTTATCGCGCACGCGCTACGCCCTTGACCTTCTCGAAGGTGCGGAACCCCGCGATGCCCAACATTCCGAAAGTGAGTGACATTAGTGCGTCAGCATCGAACGTGGGCTGGGGAATAACCACACCGAACATGCCACCGAGCCATACGACGACCGGGCTGACCACGTACATGAAGGCAAAGGCCAGCGCACAGGACCAGCCAATGGCAGGACGCCAGCCCGCCACGAAGACGGACGCATTGCCAGCCTCGACCTTATTGATCTCGACCTGCCCGCGCATCTCTTCGATGGAAGCAGCCAGCAAGGTGGCCTCCGCTTCCAGCCGCGCCTTCTCACGCGCAGCCGGATCGGGAATGCGGTCAACCAGCTTATCGATGATCGGCCCGATGATGGGCAGAAGAGTCTGGATCACTTGGATTTATCCCTGCCGAGCCAGCCTTGCACCGTCTCGGTTTCCCAGATGCGGATGCCCGTCCAGAGGATCGTAAAGATCGCCGCGATGTGCGGGAGCATTCCGGCAAGGCTGCCGACAGCAGTCCCGACAGAAACAGCATCGAGGACGTTTTTGGTCGATTCGGAAACGTTGATGCTGTCCGACATGGCGTGTCCTATCAGATGCCCAGAGCGGCCTTGATCTCGTCGGGCGTAGACGCCGCATTGATCTCGGTTTGGATAGCCGCGTATTTCTCGCGGATAGCTTGACGCGCCGCTTCGGCATCCGCTTCAGCCGTGCCGGGGATGCGCTTGGCGATCACCTCGTCATGCGGAGCGAACTCTTCCGCCCGCTTGGCCCGGCGCATGTCGTGCGCAACGGCCTTGGCCTTGTCGATGTTGATGCGGATCATTCCACGTACTCCCAAGCGGCGCGGAAGGTGCGGTCAGACGGAACGTCGGCAGCATCCACGATCTTGTAGGGCTTGCCCGCCGGAACGTCCTTCGCGGCCACGGCTTCAATGCCATGCTCTGCGACGTATTCGGGAGCGGGGACGATGATCGCCACTCCGCCGTCGTCGCTGGGGTAGATGATGCGCTGATCGGTCATGGTTGGCTCCTGTCAGCGGAAGATGCCGACGAAGATGTTCGGGTTGTCGATTGCGCCAGACGTGTTCGTAACTAGGTTGTAGAGCCGAACCGCCGTCGTGGATTGCACAGAGTTGTCCAAGTTGCGACCAACACAGTTCATGTTGTTCGCGGCAGCACTCTGGCCCGAAGTACCAAGCACGGCATAGTTCGCGTCGGGCATGGCGTTGGTGAAGTTCACGCTATAGTCGCCCGTCGCGTGGTCAGTGATGCTCGACACGTTACCGCTCGCACGGATCGCTACCGTCCCGGTGCCATTGAAGTTGACCCAAGCCCGGCAACCATAGGCAATTGCAACGGAGCCATAGCCGCTATTGAAGAGAAAGTTGCTGCTCGCATCAAACTCGCCGACTTGAACGCCACCTTCGGTAAAGCCGATCCGGTCAGCGCCGGGAGAATAGATGCCTGTGTTCAAATCGCCCGTGAACGTCACGGCCGGAAGAGATGCAGTGCCAGCCGTGTAAACGACTTGCGAATCGCTATTGATCCGCACCACTTCAGCCCCGCCCTCAGCAAAGGCAATGGTATCTGCAGCCGGGAAGAAGATACCCGTGTTGGTATCTCCGGTCGTGGTGATCGACGGAGTAGAAGCAGACCCGGCACCCAAGATGATCGGAGCCGTCAGCGTTGCGCCGCCATCCTTCAACAGCACGCTGTCGATGGTGACGCCAGCAGCCGCAGTCTTTTCGTTGATGGTGTCGGTCGTGACCGCGCTGTCCTTAAGAAGGACGCCATCAATCGTAACGCCAGCCGCAGCGGTCTTCTCGCTGATCGTGTCGGTCGAGACTTCCGTAGTCTGAAGGATGCCGCCGTCAGACAGCGTAGCCGTGGAGTTCTGGATCGCCTTGCCGCTCGTCAGATCGAAGCGGACGATGGCGTTATCGGTCGAAGACGCGGGACCAGTGACATCGCCGCCACCAGCCGGGGAACTCCACGCAAGCACACCGCTGCCGTTCGTGGACAGGAACTGACCGCTGGTGCCGTCAGCCGCGGGAAGCGTCCAAGAGATGTCCGCGCTGATCGACGTGGGAGCCTTCAGCCCGACATAGTTCGTGCCGTTGTCGGTGTCTTCCGCAAGCCGGATCTCGCCCGTTGCAGACGCCGTGCCGGGGACCGTCAGAGGCGTGGTGTACGTGAACGTAACACCGCTGATCGATCCGCCCGTGATCGAAACGTTGCTCGCGTCCTGCGTGGCAATCGTGCCGAGGCCGAGAGACGTGCGAGCAGTCGCGCCGGATTCGGTGACAAAGTTCGTGCCGTTGCCGACGATGAAGTTGTTATCGGTCGGCGTCAAACCCGCGATGTCAGCAAGCTGGGGATCGTAAGCCTGAACGTCAGTGCCGATCACGAGGCCGAGATTGGAACGGGCTGCCGAGGCAGACGAAGCGCCCGTGCCGCCGTCAGCAATCGCCAGATCGGTGATGCCCGTAATCGTGCCGCTGCTGATCGTAACGCTCGTGAGTGTCTTGCTCGCCATCGTAGAGGGCAGCCGAGCGTCAGCCACGGTCCCGCTGGTCAGGTTCGACGCATCGTCAGCCCCGATGTCGGAGCGAACGGAAGCAGGAGCGCGAAGTTCGTAAGCCGTGCCGCCAGAATTCACACGAATGTAGTTGGTGGCGGTAAGGGCTTCAGGAAACGCAGTAGTCGTGGTGCTGGGCTGACCATTAGCATCGAACGAAAGAATGCGACCCGCACGGCTAGTCTTCGAAGGCAGCGCATTCAGCGTGTTGGGCGTGTCGAACTGATCGATACGCAGCGACCTGGTATCAAGCGTTTCCTGCTGCTGGACCATCGCAGTGAGGCGATCAAGGTCAGTGTTCAGTGCATCGACATTGAACGGACCAGAGGTCGGAAAGTCGGTCGTGCGGGAGACGGGGACATCACGCACAATCGTAACGATTTCACCGGCACTGGCACCCGTTACAAGGGTAATCGAGCCACCGCCCGTGACGCCAGCGCCCGTAACCGTGTAGTGAGTCGTCAACGTTTGAAGGGTAGAGCCGCGATAGACCTTGAGGTCCGCGTTCGCAAAGAACTCGAACGGGACGGTAAAGACCGTCTGAGACGCAGTAGCCGTGTACTGAGCACGGGCGCTAGTGTCGTTAATCAAGATCGGCATAGCCATCCTCCGCAGCTTGTCGTGGCTGGATCACGACATGCCATCAATGCACTAGTAGAGCGTCTCCGTCAGACCCCTCTCCGCTTCCGTGAAGAGAGACTTCCAGTAGAAGGCGTCATTGAGAGGAATCATGCGCCGCAAGATGCGAGCCTGTTCCGGTTCAGTCGTCGAGTCGTCCACGAAGAGTTTGTACATATCAACGATCTTGCCGCCGCCGGGACCGACCAGCGGGCCGAGGCTGCTGTACTCGTCGTACATACGGTAGCCGTAAGCAGGAGGCAGACCGAGCATGGGGCGCAGTCCGTACTCTCCGCTCGAAGCGTTCTCGATCATGTTCGGCACGTCGCCGATGATGCCGAGAATGCCCGAGAGGTTGACCGCTCGAAGAATCTTTTCTTCATCAGGCATACGCTCCCATGCGGCGTCGGAAGACTTCAGGCGCGAGACCATGTAGCCCATGCCGACCATTGCAGCCACGCCCGCAAAGGCATTGGCTTCACGACCCTGCAAGGCAGACAGAAGGTTCTTGTTCAGCGCGGCAAAGCCGAAGTTCATGTACTGGAACGGCAGTCGTAGGAGAGCGACTTCGCGCAGACTGTCACCCTTGCCGATAAAGCCCTGCGAGATGTTCGGCTTGTTCGCAGGTCCAGCCGTTACGATGGTCCGACGAGTCTCGCCCGCAACCGCTCCAACAAACTGACGAACAAGATCAGGGTCATCCCACGCACTCGTGTTGGCCACGCGAAGCTTCGTCAGCTTCTCGATGGGCTGGTCGGCCATGCGCTTTGCGTCATCGACCGAGATGCCATGCGTCGCCAGCTTTTCGACCGTCTTCTTGGACGCTTTGCCAGCAGCAACCTTGATGATGTCTTCCAGCATGAAGTGAGCCGACATCGCGCCCGAGTAGGTCTTCATCATGTCGGTGACGGGACCGAGAAGGTTGGCGATGTAGTACGGCCCCTGCGAGAAGCTGATGAGCGGCTGGGTCGCTTTGTCGAAAGCGCGACCAATCTTGGTAATGCCAGGCGCAGTCAGTCCACCCTGCTCCGTGAAGCGATGGGCGTGCATGTTCAGCGTGACTTCGAGACCCTCGCCCGT